CACCGAATTTTTGTGGGGCTAAATAGGAAATAATCACTACGCCTGAGCCGCCAGTACCGCCAGCTACAGCTGAATCGTTATCGTTATCAGTTGCTCCACCACCGCCACCACCAGTATTGGCAGTGCCTGGATTACCAACGCTTGGATATGTTTGACCAGCATTGCCGCCACCACCTGAGCCACCAGTACCAGGAGTTCCAGAGCTGTTATAAACACCACCGCCACCACCGCCAGCACGAGTTACAGCAGTTCCAGTAATAGACGAAGAAACACCTGCACCACCATTACCACCAACACTTGTAGTTCCATTAACTCCTACCGCACCTGCGCCACCACCGCCACCAGCACCGTATGAGTTTGCACCTCCGCTACTACCTCCTGCATAGCCTTGATTAGCTGTACCAGCACCACCTATAAATATTCCAGCTCCTGATGAGCCACCACCAGAACCTCCAGCAAGACCATTTGATGGATAGGCGCTACCAGCACCACCACCAACTGAAGTAATTGTAGAAATTGAAGAGTCAGAACCGTTTGTTCCACTATTGACTCCCACTAATCCGCCAGCACCGCCAGCGCCTACTATTACTGTGTAGGAAAGGGTTAAGTTAAGAGACAACGCAGCTTCAGCAGATGCACCTCCACCAGAAGTTCCAGCGGAAGTTCTATAGCCACCTGCACCACCGCCACCACCACTAGCATAACTAGCTGAAGACCTTGCCGAACCGCCCCCAGCACCGCCAGCAATTACAAGAAAATTTGCAGTAACGCCAGCTGCACCAGAAGTCCAACCAAAGGCTGCTAGGGCTGCTGCACCAATTTTAGATAAACGTGGCATCTATGAGACCTTAAGCGAATTTAGTTTGTGTGGCTAGTACTGTGAATGCTGCACTTCCTGTTTTAATAATGACATAAGTGTAGCTATCTATTGAACTAGCATTACCTGTTGTTGGGGCTGTTCCGCCTTGCCATTTTGGTGTTACGGAAGAACCATCTACTTGAACCGCTGAGTTGTAATAGGCTGTAGAACCTTGAGTTACTAAGAAGGTAACAGACAAAGACTCGCCTGTAGCCATAATGGTATTCAAAGATGTACCGCTAGAACCACGGAAGTTTACTGTCCAGTTTGCTGATGCGTTACTTGTGTAATACAACACGGATTGAGTAGTTACATCGTAGTTAATTGTGCCTGTAGCTGCCGTAGCAGAAACTGTAGCAACCTCAAGAATATTAGAAGTTTTTAAGTCAGCGTTAGATGAAGTACCAGCAAAAGTCTGTAAGGCTGTAAATGTTGTAGCTGTGCCTGGTGCTACATAATCTGTTCCTACGGTAGCTGTAGTAATTGGACTTGTTCCTGCGCCTTTTAACAAAGCACCAGAAGAGAAAGTAGAAGCGCCTGTACCGCCATCAGCTACGGCTAAGTCTGTACCTAATGTCAGAGAGCTTAGATAAGTTGTTGCATCAACAACGTTTGTACCGTTATTGAAAACAAACATAGTCTTACCAGCGGGAACGGCAATTCCAGTACCTGTGGTGTTTTTAACAGTTTTAGTTGCTGTTGTACCGTTATTGATGATGTATAACTTTTCAATTTGGCATCCAGAACCAAGGACTAAGTTACCTGTATAGCCTATTCCTGCGCCAGATTCTGTTAGGTTTAAACGCAGATTACGGGCTGTTTGGGTGGCATTTGTGTCTGTAAGCGTTACAGTAACGTCTGCTGCGCTTGAATAAGCTACATCGGCAGAGCCAGTAATGGCTTCTTGGATGGCTGTTCCAATATTGGTATCGGTAGTAATACCCCAAGTACCAGCTTGTTCACCCGTGGTTATTAGCTCGAATTTTAGTTCACTATATGTGGATGCCATTTTTTATCCTTTATGCTGCTATTTCTACCCAATTAGGGCTTTGTGTGTCAATAATATCACTCCAAGCGTCAGTTTGCGAGTCATTTATGGGTGTCCAATTTGCCGTTTGATTATCATCAATTTGACTCCAAATTAAGACTGACCCAATCTGCCCTGTTGCACTAACACCCGTAACCCCTACATCTGCTCCAGCTACTACACTAATTGTTCCAACGCTAGAGACTAATAAGAAACCAGTAACACTAACATTTTGCTCAGTAATTGCTGATATTTGACCTATAAATCCAGTACCAGCAACTCCAGTTAAACTTACGGAAGCATTAGCAGTAGTAGCTACGCTTCCTACAAACCCTGTAGCAAAAACGCCCGTTACAGAAACACCAACACCTTCTTGTACGGTTACGCTTCCAACACTAGCAGTAGCGCTTAGTCCAGAAACAGGGGCATTTGCAGCCGCCTCTACACTTACTGAACCAACGCTTACTGTTCCCGCAACTCCTGTAACACTAAATGAAGCACTACCTACTACAGACGCACTTCCAACATATCCTATGGCACTAACGCCTGTAACATTAACGTTAGTTACAACTAATACAGTTACAGAACCTACACTTCCAGTGCTTGTAACCCCAGTTACAGATACACTTGCACCAGCCTCTGCTACAACAGTACCTACAGAACCCGTTGCACTTACCCCAGTAACCGAGACATTAGCCCCAGCTTGAGCTGTGCTAGATCCTATTTGTCCTGTACCACTTACGCCAGTTAAGTCAACAACTGCCGTACCAGTAATCGTTGCACTACCTAACTGCCCAGTACCAGAAACACCTGTTACATTTACTACTGCATTCTGCTCTGTATTAACAGTTACAGAACCAATTTGGGTTGTACCTACTACACTAGCGCTACCTTGACCCCACGGACTTTCGCCCCAGCCACCGTAACCCCAGCCACTTAAAGGAACCTCTACGTCAGTGTAGCCTGTTCCCCAGCCGCCATAGCCCCAGCCGCCATTGCCCCAACCCGAATAAGATGCCACCTAGCCATTCCTAAGCAATGCGGATAATAGCGTTACTTGCGTCAGCCGTTGGGAAAACAATCGTAAACGTACCAGCGGTAGATGTCTTAGCACCACCAAAGTCAAGTACACAAACGGTAGGATTAGTTAAACCCAAGCCAGAAGTTGGCGTGGTGTTATAAATTAACGCACCGTAAGCTGTAATAGTTGCTGAAGTAAAAGATAAATCCGCAAAGTCTGTAAACGCTGTTGTTCCAGAAGTTGTTGGAGTTACATTAGTCAGCGTACCACCGCCAGCAGAGTAAGAGCCAGAAGCCGTTACTTCGTTAGTTGCAGTATATGCAGTCGTAGCAGCGGTAAACGATGCTGAGTTGTCATACATAGCTAACTTAAAAGTATCGCCAGTTGATGTTGTGAAATCGTGCGCTGCTTGCAGAATTTGCTGCTTGAAGCTAGTGCACATAAAGTTACCTGTAAAAGCCATTTTGGACTCCTATTCGTCTAAAAGTTTAATTAATTCAGGATGACCAGCTTCCCGTAGCTTATGAGCTAGTGTTACACGATCAAATTTTACTGCCTCATTCATGTAAAAAACTAATACCCCACGAATATGGTTGCGAAAAGCATTTGCTTGATCACGAACCACAGGGTGAGATTGGTCACCTACTTGAATGATTTTGTCTAATGCTCTTTCAGCTATTTCCTCTGGAGTAAAACCTCCGTGGTCTTTAGTAAAGACTTGGATTCCGCTAGATTCGCCTATTCCTTGTACAGTAATCATTTTACTGGATACCTCACTTGACCGCTACGATAAGAATCTTGACGATCTTTAGCGTCACCTAACTGCTTGAGTTCTGCCATTGCTCTGCCATAACGCTCTTTGTATACATTAACAACATCAGCATCGGATTTCATAAAGTTAGCCGCCTCTAACAACGCACCATATAGCAACGCAGAATCAAAGTTATCTCCAAGCCAGCTTGTGCCAGCGGTAACAATTGATTGCGGATAGTAGAAATAGTGCAATTCTGTAGCGTAATTAGCGTTTGGAGTAGGTCCAAGGATAAAGGTGTTGTTATCAAATATGGCGTAATACTCTGGTTCCGCATAGAACGCAGCGTCTGTATCTGGGTAAGACTCACGAATAAAGTTCACATCTTTGTTTAAAAGGTAATGGTATTCATTTGATGCGTTAATAACCGCTAAACTAAATGTAGCTAACCAATCCGAAGGTGTAGCTAAATACTTATTACCAGATGTCATAGTGCCTGTAACGTTCTTACGGAACGCTGGCATTTGCACTGTATTAAAGATACTTTGCTCTGCAAGCTGTACAAATCGAGCAATCTGCTCAGCAGACGTAAACGAGCCTACAGTTGCTGGAAAATCATTCTCAGCAAAGCCTTTAATAGCAGCAGTTAATTGCGTGTAATTCATTAAGCCATTGGTCCTCTAGAAGTAAACCCTTTGGTAGCACAACCAGATCCACGTTGTTTAATTCCAGAAGTCTTAATGTTATCAGCGGCTGGATTACCCATTGATACACGTTTTGCTGGCATACCAACCGTAGTGCTATCCGAAGATACGCTGTTAGGATCTACTAATTTTGCTGTACTTGATTTCATTGGCTTACCATCCATAGTGTGTGGTTTGGCATAGACTTTGGCATCGCCAACTTCTTTACCCATAACTTTTTTGCTAAACATTATCGACCTCTTCCAGCTTTCTTCTGGTTTGCTACACGAGCAAGATTACGACCCATATCTTTCATAGCCATAGAGCTAACGCCCATTTTCTTGCTGGCACCCTTCATTGTAGCGGCTGTTGGACCGCTATCGCCTAAATTTTTACCAACGGTTTTACCTTTGGATTCAATACCACCTGCGCCTTTTTTGAATGACATTTTCTACTCCTAAGTTGTTGTTACTGTTACGA